AGCATACAATCCCTGTTTTAAAATCTTTTCTTACACGATGCAACCCATCAACAACTTCATTAACGCAACTGCTGCGGTAGTTAAATATATTGACGGTCAGATCTGGGCCAAGACACACCTACGTCTAGACATACTAGACATCCAAAAGGTTGGCAAGACTAAACATGATGTCCAAAAGGACAATAAAATATTTGATACGCCCGAAACCGCTAAACGGGCAGGGTGTGACCAGGATGGTTTGAAAAACCGTGAAAAGCCCTGGTCGATAAGTGCCATGGCGGAGCAAATGAGGCAAACTGCAGTTAGTATGGCCAAAGGCACTATATACGGTATTAAACAAAGTATTTTGGTCGGGCCAAACCAACAGTCAGTGTTTGGCCTAAACAAAGCCTGTCTAAACACGGACGGCACTCCGTCGTACGTAGCAGTTCTTAAAATGTTACGCGAGATAAGTACCTCGACAGACTTAAAAGAACAACGCTTGAATAAGTACTTTGATTCGGTTATTACCAACAGGTTCTATGATAATTCTATGTCTCTACTATTTGTATTTTATCAATACATAGCAAAGCTGGATATGGTAGAAAAAAATACGCAATACAATCATAAGATTAAACTTAGGCTAGAACTAGTGAAAGAAATCGTTGAGGCAGCTAGTCAAACCCAGAAAGTTGACAAGTTGTGTGAATATATACGGACAGTTGACACGGCCGTAGGTATAACCAAGTACGATAGAGATATTTACCATTGGATACGTGAACTGGACACTTGGGTTGATGGCGTGCCTGCAGCGCTATATGATAACCCACAAGACATGACAGACGCTCAAAAAGAGCAGTACAGCTTTATCAAAGATATAAAGGTTTGGAAGATGTACACTTATGATGACGGACATTCGAGTAGTGGTCAACATTTCGGAGATCACATAGGCTTCGTCAACGGGCTTTTTAAAATACCAGCAGACTTGTTTAAGACGACGACGTCAGATGAACTCATATTAACACCAGTCAATAGATTGGTACCGGACAATGATGTAGAGTTAGCAGATTTGAATCGTTACCACGGGGTCATGAACTTAGATGGTTTTACTATGAAAGAAGTAGCCATATTGAATAAAATGATGAATGGAAATTTGCGTAATACACCATTTTTAATAGACCAAGATGTTGATCTTGGTCTATCAGAACAAAAAATAAGGTATATTAAGATCTCTGATGACTTAAACATACAATTTGATTTTAATATAGCAGAACTTAAAACAGTTCTATTTAAGTATATCCGCAATCACAGGGTCCATGAAGACGCGTACGAGGCTAGGCAGCAAATGCGCTATTGGTTGGCACAACCTGGGTGTGAGACTGTTGAAGCACATTGGTGGTCACACTTGACAAGGCGATTAGTACTGCCTAGGCCCGGGTTCATGAGAGCAGCTGTCCCACAGATGTTGTCTGGTGAGGGCATCGCTACCACCTTGGACGCATTGAATCAATACAAGAGGGATACGAATGATTTCTTTTTACCAGTTTTTGAATCATTATTCGCTACAACATGCTGGTATTGGGGTGAGTACTTACTAATACATAACACGAAAAATATGTACGGTCTGTTGCGTAATCTTAAAACACCAAATAACTATGAATTGCAAGACAAGGAAAGAGCAGACGCCTTGTACTCAGCGGTAACTGGTTTGCCGGTTAAGAAGTGTTTATATGACCAGGTGTCCACTTTTGTGTTAGGTGGTATCGAGTCATACTATGGTATCACTGTTAGGTTTGGACGGCTGGATCTACCACATATGGAAGATTTGGGGTATGCACTGGTTAATGGTAGACTTAGTTACGGGAAGGTAGTAACTCCGGGGTGTACACCTTTGATAGTTGGTTTGTCTGGGAGTTTAATGTTAGGGACACCATACGCAGCGGTATTTACCATAAATGCCGCCGTAGGTAAAGATGAGTACGGGATAGCCAGAACAGCATACAATTACAACGACCTATGGGGGATGGGCGTTTTGGCTAGGTGGAACGGGTACAACTTACACTACCAACACCCTAAGACTGATACGGCACACAGGATTTACGCTGCAAATGACGTCTCTATTGCTTT